GAAGTCCGTTATTCATCAACTGTGCAATTGCCGCGTCTTGACGAGCCTTCGCTTCCGGAGCCATTGCAAGCGGATGCTGAGGAGTTGGGTCGTATGCTCCGACTTTGTTTTTAATATACGTTTCCAACTGTTGCTGAACAATCAAATCGTCATTGAACGATGTGAACGGATTATGACCGTATTGAGCACGAGTAAACATCTTCGTAAACCACGATTGGTTCATGATGTTAGAAGGAGTATCAGCATTAGGGTCAGCCGCCTTCATCACTTGTCCGCTACCTGTACCATATTTTTTAATATAGTCATCAGCAGTCATGGAGTTTTTAGCCATCGTGCGTTGAAGCATTGCATCTTTATCTTTTTGGGTACTTGTTGCAAGATTATTCATCGCAACGCCAGCCGCCTTTTGACCATCCCAAGCCGTAATTCCACCTAAGAGAAGGTCAACGATCGGATTTCCAAGACCTAAAAACGTACCTACTTTTCCAAGTTTACCAAAGAAAGAACCAGTACGAAGTGCTTTTGCTTCGATATTTGCATCTTCAAGTGCCTTAGCTTTAGCCGCATCTTGAAGTATTTTTTGTTGACGTGCTTCTTCCAAACTTACAACCTTACTAGAAGGTTTTGTTTCGGTTACCGTAGACGATTTCGGAATACCATTTTCTTTCGGTGTAGTTGTCTTGGTTGTTGAACCAAGTTTTGTTTCTTCCGCACCTACCGCCTTTGGAATGACTTCCTCAACTGCACCAGCACCTTTTAGTTTTTGAACAAGAGCACCACCTCCGTTTACGAGTCCAGAGATAAGCACAAAGTCTAAAAGAGTGTTTCCTAAATGCGACATATAACTTCCTGCATCCGTAGAATCTTTCGGAGTAGCTGTGCCGTTAATCGCAAGTGTACCGAGAGTTCCTGCGATACCGCCTAGAAGGGCATTCGTAGTAGCGGTATTGGTTGCAACGGTGCTAACCGAATTAGAAACGGTAGCCGCCGCTTCAGTCGATGCAGCCTTGAAGCAATCGCAACATCCACACTCTGCAACTTGTCCGAGTGTTGGTCCGCCACCTTTCGGTCCGCTTCCGCCTGTTGGCGTTGTTCCACCACCGGGTCCAGAAGGAGGTGTCCATGTTGGGGGTTGTATGTTCATTTTCTTCGTTCCAAGAACTCGACTCCATACATCCCAAGCATTTGTTAAAGCCGTAAGACCTGCGGTAACGAAGCCTGCACCAAATAGAATCTCGATCATTCGACCTGTTCCGCCACTATCCCAAATGCCTTTGAGTGCTCCGATGATCGCATCGCCAATATCACCCAGCCACTCTTTACCGTGTGCCTGCAATTCTTGACCAACCGCTTTAAAACCATCTTTCATTAAGCCCTTTAAGAAGTTGCCAAGAGCAGAAAGAATCGGTGCTCCAAACGTATCAAAAATGAACTTAAAACCATCAGCAAGGCTTTGACCCCACTCTTTCAATTTCTCTTGGTTTCCTTTATCAGAAGCCCACTTTTTAATCGAATCTCCGATTACGGTAAGTGCTCCTTTAAACTTGCCACCAAGAGTCGTAGCGTTTTTAACAAGCGGAGAGTTGGCAATCGTGCTCCCAAAATCAGAGAACCATTTACCAATCGCATTTCCAGCCTTTTGGATCTTCTCTTGATTATCCAATAAGAAGTTATTGATGACTTTAAACATATTGCTTAAAGGTGTTAAAAGCGGAGTAAAGAGGTTCACGCCAGTAATTTGCATTGCCGTTCCGAATTGAGATACATCAAAGCCAGTAGTCGATTGCATGTTCGAAAACATCTGATCGAGCGTTTGCTTTTTAATGTTCGTTTCGAAATCTTTAATCGCTTGACCATCGTTTGCACCTTGGTCATACAACTGAGCAAACATACGAATCCCACGTGTACCACCGATGGTATTGAACGCTCTGTCCATCTCATCCGGTGCAAGATGATTTTGCTCGAACGTCTTACGAACGATAGTCGAGATGGTTGCTAAGTCTTTAATTTCACCATTTTGGTCATAGAAAATGGAACGACCATTCTTATCCAACCAATTTTGTGTGTTTCCTTGGTCATCTGTATAGCGAAGTGAATTAAAGATTTTTTGTGCAGGTTTTGTCGAAGGTTGTAATCTTTCCAGACCTACCTTTATGAGCGTTCCGGCATCTTGCCCTTTATATATACCCTTCTGACTCATGAGTCCAATCCATGCCGCGTTATCAAGGAATGACATACCTTGCTGAGCGGTAATATTACCGGACTGCATCATACCTAATGCGATATCTTGAGGGTCGGTTACGGCTTGGTTCGAAACCCCTGCGATGATGTTCGCAACCAGTTCCGCTCCGCTCATATTTTTTCCGCCCCAGTTCATACCGTTCGTTAATTGCTTATCGTGGTTGAACGTAGTAAGCATCGTAGCAATCAACTGACCGGATTTAACCGTATCAAAACCTGTCGCCTTCGACAATTCAATAGAGTTCATCAGAACGCCTTGCTTATAGTCGGCAGCATTAGGGTCAAGACCTGCTTTCGTACCAGTCATTTGGTTGACGTTAATACCTGCTTTTCCTAACTCCTGCACAGCAGCGAGCGTTTCATCAAGACTAGAACCTGTTTGAAGGGCAACATTTCGAGTCAGTAAATCTAAAACGCCATTGCTTGTTGCATACTTTTGATCGCCAGCATCCAAAACCGTACGAACGCCTGCAAGTCCTTTTTGATAATCAATGGCAGTTTTAAGTCCTGCAACCGTAAGACCTGCTCCTGCAAATTCAGCCATCCCTAATACGTTGGAAGGGGAAAGATAGCCACCAGCAGTTAAAAGGTTTGTACTCGCTCCGACAATGGCGTTTTTCGTAGTGTTAAATACACTTTTCACGCCACCAGTACCTAGGCGACCATAACTTTTTAAAAGGCTAGAACGAGCATCGTCAATCTCTTTGTTTTGGCGGTTAATCTCCGAGTTCTGTCGGTTAACTGCAGACTTATTTTGAATAAAATCACGATACGCATGCGAATATTGGCTATTATATGCCTGCAAGTCATATCTACGCTGAGCAAGGTCATCACGAAATTGCATCGAGTTTGTACGAGCATCATAGTAAGAAGAACGAGAGTTATTCAATCCAACTCGTGAATTGTTCAGTTGCTTATCGAGTTTCGCTTGTTGTTTCACGCCTGGAATAGACGCTTGAATCCGAGAAGCATTCGCAAGTTTTTCGGTTGCTTTCGCATCCTCAAGTTTTGCAGAAGTAACGGTTTTATACGCTTTCGCTTCTTCGTTTAAAAGTTTTGTGCCGTTTTTAACGGTGTTCGTTAAAACTCGGTCTTCTGTTTTTAATGCATCAGAGAGGGAGTTAATAAGGCCAGTGGTTTCTTTTAGTGACTTAATCATATTATTCATATAACCAAGTGACCCAGCACCGCCATATCCACCGCCGCCTAGAGCCGTACCGCCGGACTTCATGACGTTCTTTTGTGCTTCTTCCATCAGCATTAACGCTTCGGTCGTCTTGTAAATCTGATCTTCAAACGCAATCAGTTTTGCAAGGGCTTTATCCATTTTAGAAGAAAAGTCATCTTGAAGTTTGAGTGTTGCGGTTAAATCAAATCCACCCATTCCAGCCACGTTTATCCCCCCTCTGATTATTGTTTATTGCGTAACTGTTGCTTGCGTATCTCTTTTTGCCGTTTTTCAAATTCATCTTGTTCATCCTCCAACTGGGTGATCATCGATGCATAGATGAATCGCTTTTGTCCATAGGGGAGGTTATAGATTTCATGGGGCAGAATGTGATGACGCTGAAAAATAATATGGAGCAGGCGTGCCTCTGGATCTGAGTCATCGCCTGCCCCCTTAATTAGTCCTTTATTTCGTCCTCACTGTCCGCATAGCCACTTAGTGCCATAATCTCTCCGGACAAACGAGAAATCTCACCTGGTAAGAATAGTTCCTGTACTGCATCAATGGCAGAACCATATTGTGCTACAATTTGCATATCATTGAGGTTAGGGTCAATGACACCATTTGCGATAATCAACATCCCAAATTGAACTTCATCTAGTGCAGATTCATTTTTCTTGCCGGGTACTGGGAATGTTGCTTGCTCACGAAGGCGTTGCAAAAGTTTGTAGTCAATCGACTGCAATTTAAAATCTGCATCAAACCGTTTCATGTAGAATGTTTTGGTAGGTTTCGTTCCTCCAACTGCAAGCAGTTTGCTCAAAAGATCATCATTTTTCTTAGTCATCGTAATTTTCCTCCAAAGTTTTTCATAAGTTTTTGTTTTTTAGCATAATATAAAAAAAGCAGGGGGCAATAAGCCCCCTTTTAAATAAACGGTTATTCTTTTTATACAGGGCGAATCGTAGAAAGAAACTCGAAACTGTCGAAAGTGAACGGAAGTTCTTCTTTGACAATATCGCCAACCGTAAACTTCAGCACGTCAATCTTATCGAAAGACACGCCCTTCACACGAATGCGAAGCGTTTGACCGTTTGGAGAATCAGGGTCAGCCGCCGAGAAAATCAACTCGGTAACCCAAGGCTTTTTGGTATCGTCCATAACTTGCGAGATGTTTTCAAGGAACTCAGTCGTTACCTTGTATCCCGTAAGGTGGCCCGTGCCCTTAACCTAGTGTTCGTGCCGATTCGCAACATCGACACCGCCCTTTCGGACTGCTTACGATTTCTCGTAAGAGCAGACTATATCTTTACCCTCTAAAGGGTATCCCCCATTTCCACTCGCTTGAGTGTACTTCCTTTCGGAATAGTCGTTGAACCTTTCGCATAATGCGACTTGGATGCTGATTGTCTTTTACTATTTCTAGCAGTCAGAGTTTCCAGCAATTAAAGGGATTATTCGATTACCATTACTGATAAAAGGGGCATAAGATTTACCCTACGATTTTGTTACCGATGGATCTAGTTCCTGCTCTCTTAATTTCGGTCTTTTGAAGGTCAACAGAGATTTCTCCACTGTCAGCATTCATCAACCATTGTCCACCATAGTACACAGTAACGAAGTTCATTTTCTTTACGTTCTTGGCTTTTTATCCAAGACTCCTATACCTTCCTATTCGGTATAGATGAGCATACATTTTCACCCTCGCCATTATGCGTTAGGGTGTCGAGCACTCGTGGAGAGATTATATTTATTCACTCTCTATGCGTTACACTGCTTTTACGCCTTTCGCTATCGTAAAAGTTAGCACGGTATTAGGAATCTCACCCTTCACCGTTTTTGCTCGATGATTATATAGATGCTTTCGCACCTACACGGCAACTGATTTACCGGAGATTACTTGAGAACCGTCTAAATATGCCATGGTCTATTCTCTCCTTCCTTATACGAAGATACTTAGGAATACTTGCTCAATCGAGTCAAGTTCTAAGTAACTCACTGTGATATAAAGTTGATCGCCAACAGATTGCTCAGTCTTATCAACACCAACTTGAATGTTCGTCAGCACTTCTGCTGCTTGAAGGGATTCAAGATAGAGTTTAACCATCGATTGAACATAAGCCGCTCCGTTGCTATCGTTTGTGATTTGTCCGATAACGGATGCTTCAACAGAACGAGTGATCGAAGTGGAAACCGTTTGGCGAACTTTCTCTTTACGAATTTTCGTAAGATTAGTTGTGATACCTTGCTCAAGTCGAACAAACTCGCCATTGTTTACAAGCACCAAAGAACCGTTTGCAACTGCATTTTTAATGTCAGAGATTGCAAGGCGTTTGGTTACATCGTCAACAGGCAACTTGAGGAACGTGATGCTTTTTTGGAGAGGGCAAGATGCAACTGCACCAGCAACATAACTTGCGAATTGTGCAGAGTTCTGAGTTACTCCATCAGTTACAACACCACTGATAAGGTTTAGTACATAGTCATCTTTCACACGAACACTGCGAGCATTACCAATCGAAGGGTCAAGGTCATCAGCCGCTACTACACAACCAACTACTGCGAAGTAGTGTTTGCCAAGGTCACGATTTTGTTTTACCCAACGAACGCAGTCGTCTTGTTCTGTTGCAGATACGATACCATCGTATGCGAACACATCGAAGTTATAGGTGTCAAGCACCGCACGAGCGTCATCATACGCAATCTTTTCGGTTACAGTCGTACCATCGATTACTTCAAGCGTATACACAAGAACTTGAGCAGCCCCTGCGGATAAAGCGTTAGCGATCGATTGGACGTTGCCAGCACCGAACGTATTTTCTGCAGTGGTAATGTCATTGATTGTATAAACAGTTTTTGCGGTTGCAGTTCCGTATGTCACCAAAGGAATGGCAACAACCCCACGACTTGCTACAGTCGAAGAAACCTGTGCATTTGCTAGGGAAGTAAAGCGAACATACAAACCTGGAAGGGTATTACTTGCATTAGATGTTGGATCCCATGTTCCAGCCACTAGAGTTCATCTCCTTTTAAGGAATAATTACCGTAGAAACACTCTGAATCTTAGCGAGTTCGCCTTGATCGATTGCTTCACGGGTTTGCGTTGTAAGTACGCCAACTAAAACATTCATGCTCGATTCGTTCCAAAAAGGCTGACCAAACGTAAGATGTTGTATTCTCATATATTTGAGCGTATCTTGTATTGGGATTAGAAGCCGTTTGTTGAACGAATACGAAGCAAGATTATCAACGACATTCAAGCAGTCTTGAATGTTATTGCTAAAGTAAACGATTTGCCATTCGCGAGTAATCACAGAATGAGAAGCCGTTTCAAGTTTTCGATTATCGGATTGATATCGAATAACATACGTACCACTTTGAGGAGTTAAAGGTACGTTCTGACGTTCGATAGTAGCAGTAGGGTCACAATATTGAATAAAGGAAACTACTGATTCAAGTTCCGTTATCAGCGACATGCTACCACCCCTTTGCTCGTAATGCGGATTCAATCTCGGATTCGATAGCATCTTTCAACTGAGCATTTACCGTATCAAAGGCGACTTCAAAGTGATTCCCATATCCGATTCCTTTTTTCGGACTCCAACCTTCTTCCCCTCGTTCATACCAGTAAAGGGCGTAGTTAAAGTCACGATGTGAAAAAAGAATATGTTTTCCTGTCTTACTTCCTTTATCGCCTGCATACGCATTATCGTAAATTTCACCAACCATCACACCGCTTGAAAAAACGGAAGCGATCGGGTTTACGACTTTGATTTCATCTTGCAAATGCCCTGTATCAATCAGTGCATCTCTTCGTGTTTCCTCAGCCCAAATTTGAAGAGCATTTTGGATTCCTTTTTGACTGGCTTTACCAATCGTTTGTGGTGTGGTTTGCATCGCACGTTTTAACTGTGAAAGTCCTTTGATGGACAAACTCATATCACAGTCACCACACTCAACATCGGCTTTCCGGATAATCCTCGGATAACTTTAACCGACAGAATCGAATAGATAACCTTGTTGCCAAGTTCGTCAATATACTGAATCTGATCGTCTAAGTCTAAGTCGATATGTTTATCAAAGAAAATCTCGCCAGTAGCAACAATTTCTTTTCCACGCACATCACGAATCGAATGCATAGCAGAAGCGTTTTTCATCACTTTTGACCCATCGTTAATTCGGCATTTTACTTCCACTGGCGGAAGGTCTATCTGTCCGCCCCACCCATCGGAAGTTTTGCTTTTGCGTAAGATGGTCACCTTTTGGTGCATAGGGATTAGTGGCATGTTACTTCATCCCTGTATACCTTACTTTATAAGAAGCAGGCTTATTATTTGCCTTAGCGATCAACTGCACGCTAATTGGTGGGATTAGCGAAGTGAAGTCGATATAGTTCGCTTGACGAACGCCCATACTCCGAAAAGAGAACGTTCCGAGCGATTGAATCGTAAAAGAATCGATACCTTGAAGCTGAAGTTTATTCGTATCGGAAAACATAATCGATAGCACATTAGCAAACTCGTAAACGGCAGGGTCGGGAATTAAAAGGTTCGGATATGCGTCCGTAAGCGTTCGACTGGCTACATTTAAAAGTCTTGTTTTTTGGTCATCTTCAATGTTCGATACCCATTCTTCAACATCAATGCAATTAAGAGAAATATATTCGTTTGCAGAAGTTACATCCAAAATGAACACCTCCGTTATTTAGTAGAGGATTTCTTTTTCGGCTTTTCTTCTGCCACTTCCTCCACTTTTACTTCTTCAACAGGTGAAACTTCCTCCGCAGGAACTTCCTCAACTACTGCTTCTTCTTTTACTTCCTCTTGGACTTCATCCTTACAAGGACATTCAAGAACTTTAATATATTGAGGTGCAAGTGCTTTGAGAGCCTTTACTTCTTCTGCATCAGTTGTTTCATATTCGCCAAAGTAATCAAAACGGATTTCTTTGTCCGCAAATTTTACTTTATAGAATTGACTAGATTTAAATTTGTGTTTCTCGTTCATCGTCTACCTCCTAAAAAAAAGAGGTGGCCATTACGCCACCTCATGTTTTACCAACAATTAAGAAACAGTTGTAGAAACGTTCTCGATGATGGCTACTTTCTCTTTAGCGTTCTTCACGCGAAGACCGTATTCACCACGAATTTGACGAGCAACAAAGTCAGCCATTTTCTTTACGTTCTTGGCTTTTTATCCAAGACTCCTATACCTTCTTATTCAGTATAGATGAGCATACATTTTCACCTTCAACTTGACTTGGTAAGGTGTCGAGCACTCGTGGGTTCATTATATTCTCTTGCGAGGTTCAGAACCTATGCGTTACGGTGAGCCACATCTATTACAATGTGCTTTACCTCGGTATTAGCATCTCAGCCTTCACCGATATTGCTCGATAATAACATAGATAATTTCTTACCTAAGCGGCAACTGATTTACCTGGGATAGATGCGTCAACGTCATACAATTGACGACCTTGAAGTGGAGCGAACTCAAGGATGTTGCGGTCAAACAGAACGATTTTATCTTTCGGCATGTTAGGGTCAACAACCAATACCGCTTCTCCGCCACCGATCATGTCGGAAACGATGGTGCTGATTTGGTGACCTGTTGCAGAATCCGTTCTTTGCGTACGGATAGCAGCATCTGCCATTTTGGAGATTTGACGAGCACCAGCCGTGTTAGTTAAGATGGTGTTAGCCATTCCGCCCCTTTTGAAAATTTCTTCAAAAGAATCATTGATGCTCTTAGCAGAAAGTTCTGCACCGGAGTTGTTCAATTTGAAAGATCCTTCAAGGTTAGCGAAGTTCAAAAGTCCGCCAGTCATACGAGGTGCACCTGCACCAGCATCGATTCTACGTCCGTAGATGATGGAATCGTTCATCTCACGAGCAAGTTCTTTCAAACGAAGTTGAACTTGGTAGTTCAATTCATCCCCAACGTTGTATACATTTGTGTGCATACGAGTGTTGGTTACAGAAGCATAACGCTCGAAGATTTGTGTGTAGTTGAACTGTACCAAACGGTCATGTCCTTCGTCTACACCCGGCATAGCACCCTCAAGTTGAGGACGAGCAACAATGCGAAGTTCATCGCCTGCGTTACCTGTTCCTGCAGTCGTTCCATCGAAACCACGAACAACTGTGATTTGGTCACCGTTTACTGCAGTTACCTTCATATACTCATCGCCAAAAACTAAAACGGCATTCACACGGAATTTTCCGCCATCGCCAGCAACAAGTGTAATCGTAGTATCTCCAGCAGCGAAACCAGCAGAAGCGTTTGCACGATTAGAATTCAAATGGTCTTGCATCCACTCAAATTTGGTCTGAGTGTGTGGTACTCCGTTAAGACCGATAAGACCAAGCAAAATAGGTGCATCGTTGATTATCAACGAGATACCTGCTTCGAGGTCGCGAATTTGGTCTTGGAAATCATAAGACTTTAACATCGAAGGTTCTCCCCTTTAATTTACTTTTTTTTAGTATCAATATCACGCTTTTGGTCTTTATTGGAGTAACTACTCATCATCGCTTTTTATCCTTTTAACAGGTTTTTTAGTTTGTTCGAAAGAGTAATTACTTTATTAAAGTCCTTTTTGCGTTTTGCATCTTCAAGTTGGACTTCGATGGATTTTACTTCATCGTTAGGGTCCGGATTTGAAGATTGACCAATTATCTTAGGCTGAGTTACTTGTGCTTGTGCCACGAGATATGGTTTAGATTGCACCAACTTATCTACAACCGCTTCAACACCGATTGCTTTTCCGCTTTCATCGACTTCTACCATGGATAAGTCGTTTTGAGCAAGAACAATCGCATCATCCACAAATTGTACATTACGTTGGTTTGCAATCTTAATAAACTCGTTAAGTACAGATTGCTTTTTATTTTGACTTTTGAGGTCAGCAAGTTGTTTTTCATAATTTGCTTTCTCATCAGCCAATTTTTTCGCTTCCTCTTTCGCCAACTCGATTTCTGAAAGTTGAGATTTACGAAATTCATCTTGTTGCTTTTCAAAATCAGTAACCTTTTTCTTCATATCATCGTAATCAGAGTATTTCTTCTTCTCACGAGATAGACGATCGTTAATGATAGCATCAAGTTGCTCTTGCGTAAGTTCCAATTTCTTTTCAGGCTGGTTTGCCGCACCAGTAGGCGTAGGGTCGGTTGTGCTTGCAGTAGGCGGTGTTGCTTGAGTGTTTGGTGTTGGTGTTCCACCAGCAGGCGGTTCATCAACGTTAAATAATGGACTCATTCGTCTTTCAAATTTCATCTTCACTATTCCTCCTAATCCGTGTTTTACATCTCGTCAGATACTTATGCACCGATTGTTTTATGTCAGAATCGTATCGACAGAAGGTATGGACACCTTCACTATCTAGTGCAGAAAGGGTTTTATTTATTTGCGTCTTTTATTTGTTTTTTAGTTTTTCTGCAAAAAGAAGTTTATCGATATAATGTGCATCCCTCGAACCGCTCGATAAAACGAAGTCAATCGTTTCTTTTTGCTCGTTTTGATACGCTCGTTGTTCGGCTGTTAATGCGTCCAATCCGTTAATCGGCAATGCTCGATGTCTGCAATTCGGATGGAACACAAGTTTTGCCGATTGAAGTTCTTCAAACGTTGGATAATCGCCTGGTGTATCTTCGGATAACTTAATAACTGTTCCTTGAAAATACTTACACGCATCGGTCGTATTCGGTGCAATGGAAATAATCGCAAGTCCTGTTCCATTATCAATTCCTGCGAGCGTTGTCGCCTGTTGATTCACTTTCATCATCACGGTGCGAGCGAGCATAATCGAATAATCGTGCATACTCCACACCCTACCACGAGCATCGACAATCGCTTGGTCAATGTTTGAAAAACGAGTAAGCGGATTATCGCTAGTATTCGTAAGGGTATCGGCAATGGTTTGATGAATCGCCTGTCTTGCTCTACGAATTACCGAATCAGTCGTATCCACCACTTGGTTATACATCTCTTGAATCGAAGAACGTAAAATGGCCTGCGAGTTTTTCTTTAACCGCACTTGCTCACGTGCTTTTATAAGTTCTTCTAAAGAAGAAGGTCGGTCTGCTTTGCCCATCGAAACCAAACCTGCTACCACACCATCTTTTGCAATATTCGAAAGGTGTGTATTCATCCATGTTTTTGCTGAATCATTATATTTTTTGGCAAGTTGGTTTAATTGAACAAGATAAGGTTGAGATTCACGAAGCGTAGTGACATTCTTCTTTCGAAGCAAAAGCAAAAGAGCGAGGACTTCATTTACGAAGTCTTGTCGCTCCTGTGCAAAATCTTGTGCTTCTTGTTCATAATCTAAAAGGTACGGATCGTTTTGGCTCATCGCTTATCGCTCCTTAAATAAACAGATTCATCGGAGTGGTCTGCATATCCGTATCATTTGGATTTTGATCTGGTGGCGTTTCGCTTGTTCCTTTCGATTGACCGCCAACACCTTCTTGCTTATGACCTGCAACTTCCGGTGTTTCATTATAAAGTTGCTTTCCGCCTTGTTCCGGTGCAGTTTTTCCACTACCGCTCAGAGAACCTGTAAGTCCGTTAATATCAGTAGAGGTCGCTCCATCTCCGCTTCCGCCTGCATTACCGCCATTCACTGGCATCGTTCCAAACATCCGCTTATCATCTTCGACAATGCGTTCGATCATCTCCGTTGCATGGTCATCATCCACGCCATCAAGACGCTTAATAGCCGTGCGTTGGTCGATAAGTTTCGAGTTGATACGAAGAGCCATGATTTCGACTTGCTCACGGTCATTACGAGGAATACCATCAGAGAATACAACCTTAGGATAAACAGGCTCGTATGCTTCGAAAGTAGGAACACCTTCGTTACAGTAGTTCTCAAGCATCTGCGAATAGTACACCACATCTGAGATCGTTTTCTGTAGGTTCATCGAAATACGACTAATCAAAGCAGAAACAGGGGCATATCGCATTTTAATGCCTGTTGAATCGGTATGGCTTGAGCCACCACCGCTTTGCTGAGCATTCGTTAAACTTGTACCGAATAGCCATTGCGGAAGTTGTGATTCGGTGAAGATAAAGCCTAGAATCATTTCAAGTTGCTTAAAGGCAGCGTCTAGTTTACCATCCCATGTCACGTATTGAAGAGGTGGATCTTCCGGATTTTGAGAAATATACGCACCGCCCAAGCGAACCGTTTCAGAGTTTCCATCCAAATGAGGTCCGGTTAAAATTGGGTCAGAGTGTTTGTGCAAAATCCAGTCAAGTTCAGTCAAACGGTCAGAAGCGGCAATAAGCATATCGGCAATCTTTTCGATCGCACCAATTCCCTGCCACGTATGTTCAACTGTTTTATATCCAAAGTGGAATACAAGCGGAACATCTACGCCAGTGGCGACCACGTCACCATCTTTGCGACCAGTTGGAATTTGTTCCATGATTTCAAACACAGGAATGTTTACGCCATAGATATCGTTGACCATCTTTGGACGAAGCAAGTAGCGTTCGTAAATCACGTATCCAGGAACGTGTTTTTCCACGTAAAGAAGCGGAACTTGTACACCACGCCCATATAGATACGAATCATACTCCATCGAATATTCGGTTCTATCCGTTTCAAGCCATTCCACATACGCAATATTTACGCCTTTAAATTCAGTCGTAGACCCACGTTTCATTTCCGGAAATACATATGAAGGGTTTACCGATTCAATTACAAGCTCCGGTTTTGCGTTTTTCGGAATTTGAATGTTCGCATCCGGATACAAACGTTGCAGTTTATAAAGTTCTGAATAGTCTTGGCGATAGTTATAAAACGCTTTAACGAAAGAATCGCCTTTAATCGCTGCATTGACGACCATATTAAAGATAAGTTGATACAAGTTATTATCTTCAACAATGCGGTTAATGGCCATTTGTTGTGCTGATTTTGGGTCAAGTCCACTTTCAAAGATAGGAAGTTGGCTCATCAAAAGTTCAGCAGGTTTGCTGGCAATAACATCCGCTAAGTTTACCGATAAATAAAGTGTATCTAATTGATCGTGATAAGGCGTATCTTTTAACAGTTCAGATGCACGCTTAAATACATCTTTCTTTCTCGCTTCGAAAATACGCATCAAATATTCATATCGTGCAATTCGTTCGATATGCTGATGCGGAGGAAACGTTTCGCCTGGACGAATTAACGTTTGATTGACGATTGTATCTACGTCAGTCGGTTCACCAGTGAAGGTGTAGTTAAAATCATTTGGTAAATTCCAAGAATTAGGATTATAGTTCTGACTCATCTATTAGCACCTCATCAGATAAGAGGGATTCCAACTCCTCCATCTCTTTTTTGATATCATCATCCGATCGCACGGTTTCAACCGTTTCTACAACATGTGTCGTCTTAATTAAGTTACGAAGTTTTGCATAGGTTTCGATTGGCTTAACAGACTCTTGTGTGCGAACCAAATGAATCAACTTTGCATATACTTCTGTTTCAAAAGATGCCAAGAACTCTTGAGCAATTAAGTTTTGATACTGAATAAATGCCTTTTGTTTCTTCCAACGATGAACAGTTTGTCTTGTCACATGGCAACGGTCTGCAATTTCTTCAATCGTCATACCTGCCACATCCGGATCAAGTGATAATTTTGATTCAACAAGAAGCAGTGCTGCCAGTTGTTGATCTTCCGGAAGTTTTGCTTGTAACTCTTTTTTAGTAGCCATAAGTCATCCTCCTTTTTATCGATGTGAAAGGAAGAAACTCCTTTCCAAACAAAAAAACACCCTCTAAAAGAAGGTGTAACAAAACGTAAATTTATTTGCGTGAAGCGTT